TCATAACGGAGGATGCGGAGCCGCTTGTTCAGGGCTACGACACATGAGCAGAAATAGAGGACCTGAGCCAAATCGCCAGTCGGCATTATATAGTCTTGCTCGGGGTCAAACTGCTGCGCGTGTTTCCAGTAAAGGTCGCGCAATTCACTAGGTAGCTGGGCATCCATATCGTTGGTTTCGAATTCGTCGGGATAAATGAAGCCACCACGGCGTATGACTTGGAGGTCACCAAACCGGCTGGCGTCGGTGTAGTCCTTGGTGCCGTCGTCGTGGGGTACGTAGACCGTCATAGCTATCTGTCCTATCTCGGCGGGGTCTAAGTCGATATTTAAGCACAGATCGGGCCAGCTGGTCAACCCCCTGTTCGGAAAGATCAGCTGGCCCGTTGTACAAGCTTGTACAAAGTCGATTACTTGGCGGGTGGGGCCTTCACGGTCTTGTTGCCGACCTTGACGTCGGTCCCCTTGTTGAGCATTCCACGCAGTACATTGCTGATGACCATGCGTTGGTGACCGGGGTTCAAATGCCCATATTTCTTGTAGTCGACGCCGTTGTCCTTGGCGACCCGCCACAGGGCCTTGAGGTCCAACACGTCGTCGCCGTCCTTGTTCTGCTTGGTCGTCTCGGACCGAAGCATTTCGGCGAGGTCGTCGCCGCAACTGTCATTGAACTTCCGGTACTGCTCCCGGTAAGTCTGCATCGAGCGGTTGAGGCTGGCCGGGCCGTCTTCCTCCTCCTGCTCGGCGCGCTTGACGTCGCGTTCGATCTTCTCCGCTTCACGCTTCTCGGCCTTGGCGATCTTCTCCGCTTCACGGGTCTTGGCCTTTTTGGCACACACCGTTTCCCGCGCGGCCTTGGCGTCTTCCTTGGCCTTGAGCTTCGCGGCGTCACGATTGTCTTTCTCCGCCGTGCGGTCCTTGGCCTTGGCATCGCGCTCGGCCAGCTTATCGGCCTTGGCGTCCTCGCGCTCCTTGATTGCCGCAGCGCGTTTCTGCTTTTTGAGGAGCTTTTCGTTGTCCTTGGCGGCGTCGGCTTCGACTTTCCTTTCACGCGCCGTGTCGGCGTCGATCTTGATCTTGATCGCCGCGTCCAGCGCGGTCTTGGCACTGATACCCTCAGCGACGAGAATCCGACCCTTGGAAATCTGCATGATCGGGACGCCGGAGTTGTTGACTGACTGCTTGAACGTCCAGCCCAGGTCGTCGGCCTTCTTCTGCTGGGGATCGGTGACCTTGAGGACGGGAACCACGGTGCTATTGGTGGTCGCGGGGGTCTTCTTCGTGTTCTTAGCCATTAGATGCTCCTTTCAAGAGCGTGGGGTTAATTAGCTAGTGAAAACGTGGACTTATGCCTTGCGATCTTCCTCGATAGATTGTCGCATGGACGCTGATCCATAGATGTTTTCCGGGTCGAAATCAGACACGTTGTCGCTACGGCGATCGCCTCGCGCCAAACGGCGATGTAGCCGGTGGCCGTGGTCACTGCCACGACGATCCAGCCCATCGGGCCAAAGAGTTGGTTCGGCGATCGACTATACGACGATTAGAGTGGCGATAAGGGGCGTTGCTACCACGGCGATCGGTGCCTTGCCGTGTGATCGGATGGGGGTGAGTTTCTTCCTCGGGGGTCGTGGTATCATTCCAACCGGGCCTTCCGCCGTCCTGCACGTACGCCGAATAGAGGGCCAAGGCGTAAAACTCGGCGGCTTCATGGCACGGCCAATCGAGGTTTGAGGCTAGGGGCTCATTATTAGGGTTCATGACCCGCCACAGGTTTGGTGACGTATAGGTGACGAGGTACTGGACCACGCCGCTGTCATCGGAAAGCTCGATGCCGTCAGGGGTGTTGAGGGTGTTAAGTGAGGTGGACATTGGTTAGCTCCTATCGGGTAAACGAGAAGTAAAGCACACGGGACGTGATTATGTCAAGTCCTTCGTAAGCTGGGCGGCGTTACCAGCGGCGCGGCCATATGAGCGTCCATCAGAGTTACCTTTTGACTGGGTGTCGAGCTTGGTCTTATACCTGATGCCCATGTCGGTGAATATGGACGCCACGATGGCCTTCTTGGACGTGACCACGAGGGCGGTGCCGGTCGAGCTGTTGGCCTCCAGCTTGATCTTGCGCTGATTGGCTAGCTTCCTGCAGCGGGCGGCTATGGTCTGAGCGTATTCGACGCCGTGACCCTGCTTGAACCCCATGGTGTCGCGGGGCTCGAACCTGCGGTCGGACTGGAACTTGGCTTCTTTGAGGTCGGCCTTGACAATGCCAGCCCACGAGCTATATAAATGCTCGAATAAGGCGATCGCCATAGCCACATCGGGGCGAGTGCCAACGAACGTGAACTTAGTCCCCCACAAGCGGCGGTCCGGGACACATTCGCCATCAAAGAGCATCGCGCAACCACGGGCTAAGTCGTAGACCCAAATCAGCTTCATCTTAAGGCCACCCACAGTGTAGCGCTCTTGTACACCGCCCTCATCGGCCACGGCTTTGATCTCGATATCGGTCATCGAGAGTTGATGTTTTTCGAGAAGGTCGTTGGCCCGCTGGATTGCCAGCTCGGCCTCGTGTTGATTGGATGACTGGCCCAGGGCCAACAGCTTGCGAATGCGATCAACGATGCGGTCATTAGTCATTAGGAGGCTCTCCTATCTGGTGTCGAATTGGTGTAAACACCAAAACACGTGAAGATAGGGTCTGTCAAGTTATCTCAACGTGGGTGATGGGGGACAAACGACGACCCTAACTTGCGCTTGGGCTTGAACGGTGGGAGGCCAGTGTAGCAACGAGCCTTGTGAACTGTACAGTAACTGAACCCTGTGATCGATGGTTCACCACAGAGCCGTGGATTTAAGGGGTCGAAGTCTTCATGCTTACCCATTAGGAACTGACAGGTTGGTGCCGGTCCCACGACCATCATTGGCTGCATTTGGGGATACTTCACTCGATAAGGCGCGACCTGATTAGCTCGACTTCTATGGTAATCGCTGGGGTTCCCTGGGAGGTTAGTCATGGTCGTTCATCCAAATGTCTTTGGTTCCGGCGGTTACGCTTAAGTTCAGCTTTCAATTCGTTAAGCGTAATATCACCGGGTAGGTCCTCCGGCTTAGCCGCATCAGCCACGACATCGACTTCGCATTGGAGACAAACGTCGTGATTATTCAACGAATGTCCGTGTCGGCAGGTGCCCGCTGCCGGAACAACATCTTCAATAACCGACGCCCCCTTAGCATCGTCAAATAGCGTTGGAGGACAATTGGGTTCATCTACGGTTGGGCTAGTCATCGTCTCGTCTCCTATTAGGGATTAAACCAAAACCATACCCACCCGATCGCACCTATAACAACATACACCGTGGGCCAGAACGGATGGGCGTTGATCTCGCGAGCTATGACTTTCTTTAGGTTTACCACAGCCCTGTCTAGCTCTCTTAGTTCTTCACTGAGTGTCATTGTTCCTATCTCCTATTTCCTATCAGAACTTCTGGTGTTCGGGTTGGTCGGGGTTCACCTCCACCCACTCAAAGCTAACGCCGCCCAAGTAAGCCTCAAATGAAGTACGGCAATCAGCCAGTGAGGGCATGTCGGTGATCGTGCTTTGGCGTTCTGATACGTCGTCACCATCGTAGTTGGTGTTGGTAAACCACAATTGCTTACGGTGTAGGCGCACACCAACTAGTCGATTTAGCTCATTGGCGAAGGTGGCAGCGGTCGGGATAAAGCGAGCATTGCGCCGCTTGAGGGCCTCCACCATACAGTGCCACAGACTAGACGAACCAGCCCTCACGGGCCACGCCGACTTATCACCCTGTGCCCACCTCATGTTGTCGTCGAGCAGCTGGCCGCGTTGCAACGTCTCCTGCCACCATTCGGCAATTGGCTCTAAGTTCTCCTGCTTCATTTCGAGGTGAGCGGCGTTCTTGATGTTAGTGCGGATTACGTCGTGGTTGTACTTCACTCGCTGGAGTTGGTACAATAGCGCCGCTGGCCCCGTGCCATCCAGCTCGGTTAACACAGCCTTGAGCAGCTTAGGCTCGATCATGCGCTTTTCCATATCGATGATGGTGAACCGGCGGTCATCATGTTCGACGGCTGCTGCCCAATGCTCGTTTGATGTTAGGATTAGACGGAGGTGGTTAGCCACCGGATGGGCGTCGATGCCCTTGGGCTCGACCATGCGCGAGTGGTCCGTGATTAGCGACTTGATAATCGATCGGTGCTTACGATCACCCCCAAATAAAGCCTCCTCCGAATGTAGCAAGAGCGTGTGGGTTAGATGGTTGTTAAACTTACCGTGGACCTGCTCGGCGTCCGATACCATGGTATACCCCGCCCCTAGTAACTTACCAAAATACTCAAAGAGAAGAGACTTACCCACGCCTTGGCCACCAACAATAACTGGCGCGGTGAACGGCTTCTTCTGTGGGTCTTGTACGATGTTGGCCAACCACCACATCAACCAAGTCCAGAGTTCCTCGTCACCGCCGCAGATTACGTCTCGCCCTAGTTCGATCCACGCTTTACACTTCCCTTTCTTAGCCTCGACACCCCAGCCGGTCCAGAGGTTCAGTTGAGTTCCGCAGTCATCGCTTCCTGGACTAAAGCAAATGCCCGAATATTGGCGGCGTTGGGGGGCAGCCAGCCAGATGCGAAACTTCGGTACCGGGCCTTTTTCCCCCGGCACGGTGTCAACGGCGTTGAGATCGCCAAAATCCCCCTTGGTCATAAACACATAGCGTTTGACGTTCATATCCCCCATCGTCATTTCAGCTACTCGGAACTTACCGCTAAGATTGACGACGGCGAAACGCGCGTTGTAGTCCTCGATCACGCTTTGCCACGGGGAGCCAAACCATTCGTTGAGCTTCGCCACTAGCTTATCATCACCTAGCAACGAGGACATCGATGGTCCGCCGGTCACTTTACCGGTCTTCTCCGCCTTCTTAAACGTCGAGCGGGCCGTGATCAAGCGGGTGCGGTCCTTATCTTCGTTGAACGAGCAGATCGCATCAATGAAGTCGAGGGCGTCGCTCATTTCCCATTCGTAATAAAAGAGCATGCCAGTTAGGTGCTTCACAGCTTCATTGCGCTGGCCCTCCATCCACGCATGCCTAGTGATGATGACTGCCGCTGCCACCTTCCGTACAGCCAGCTCAAGGGTGGCCGCAGGGATCACCGGCACATCTGGTAGCGGGTTGTTCTCCCACTCGATCAGCTCGCCGGTTCCCTCATGGATCGAGCCAGGAAAGACCGTCTGGTGCCCACCATCGGCCCGTATCTCAATGATCGTCTTGCCGTCATCCTTACCTTCAAGCAAGGGGTCGACCAACGCGACCTTGGTCATAGCGTCCGCGTCCACACGATAGATGTAGTGAGAGCGCCGCTTGGTCTTGCGTCCAAAGATAGCCGGTGTCTTTGGTAAGAACCTCGCAGCGAAGTAGAGGGCCTCCTTAGCATCAACGTCGATGTCAATCGGCCCGCTATGTGCAGGACCCACGACAACACCAACACCGAATTCCTGCCGGTGCCATGTTTCATCATGTGGTGGCTCGTAGTCGAGAGCGGTGTAACCACCTATATGGGCTGCTTTGCTAGCTGGTCTGATCGGGACTGGTTTGAACCCGTGTTTACGCACCCACGCTAACGTCTGAAATACGGCGTCGGACGATTTAGGCTTAGCTACCATCAGGTTCGTTCCACTCCACTGTGACCCGGACGTGTTTGCCGTTCAATGCTTCCATAGCGTTGTCGAAATGTGCTCTACCATTTGAGAACCCAAATGAACCATCAACAGGATGAGTCGTAACCATCATTGGAAAACGTAACCCATCCAAACAACGATCTGGGTGGGAACACTCAATGGGACGTACGGGTCGATGATGTTCAGCGGTCACGACGCCCTCAAAAAGAACTGTAGACTTTTCAAATTCACTCATCACAACTGTTCCTACCTATCCTAACTTGACAGGTGGTACTGTTCCTACCTATCCTAACTTGACAGGTGGTACTGTTCCTACCTATCCTAACTTGACAGGTGGTACCGCGCCGTGGTTGTGTGTGAGATCGTCGCGGCCCACCAAGGTATGGCACCGGAGGCTCAACAACCCGGTGCCATACCGCTATCTAACGCCTCTCGACTACCCTTTGTCAATCCTTTTTTCTGAAAAGAGCGGGCCTCAAGCATAGAGAGCGCCTAGGGGGCAGAGAGGCCACAAGCCCCGACGGACGGGGCCTCTGGGCCTATCGCTCTACCCTCTCTAGTCTCTATATTGGTCCTTGATATCGGGGGGCCGAGGACGACGGCGGTCTACCCGGAGTTTATCTCTCTATCTCCTCTTTTTATATAGAGAGAGTAGAGAGGGCAGAGAGGCCCCGACGGACGGGGTTTTTGAGCCACTACGATTGTCAGTTGTATATAGAGCGCGTAGAGAGGTCCCGTTCCTCGGGGGTTTAGTCAATATCCGAGTATTCCTAATGAGGCGCTTGCACAACCACGCCCACGTGTGGTTAACTCCCTAGATGGTCAAAGCAAAAACCAAGGCGAAAGGTGAGCGGCAGCACAACACGCTCCCCGGAACCAAGTATCCACCGTTGAAGGTCGAAAGCCCAGAAGCGTTTGATGCTGCGGTGGATGAATACATGCTCGACGCTATTGGCGAGAAGACCCCAATCACAATCAGCGGAGCCCTTCTCTGGATGGGGATTTATGATCAACATACCCTAGCGGCCTACGCCGAGCGCGACGGGTTTGGTCCATCCGTAAAAAGGCTTCGGGCTATTGTTCGCCACCAATATGAACTGCGGTTATATTCAAACAACCCAACCGGCGCTATCTTCGCCTTGAAGAACATGGGGTGGTCCGATAAGGTCGGGGTGGAATTGACGGGGGCTGAGGGTGGTCCGGTACAAACTGCTATGGAAGTGACGTTCGTTGCTCCAAAATCTCAAGACTGAACTACCCGCGTGGGCACAGCCCATGTTCAGCCCTTATCGCTATAAGACTGCCTTTGGTGGTCGAGGGTCGGCTAAATCATGGACGTTCGCCCGAACTCTCTTAATCAAGGCCCAGCAGCTTCCTCTACGGATACTTTGTGCACGAGAGTTACAGAACAGCATCAAGGACAGTGTACACCGGCTTTTGGTTGATCAGATTGAGGAAATGGGCATGAACGACGGGTTCGATGTCCTAACCACTGAAATACGCTCTAAGACTGGGGCGTTGTTTTTGTTCGAGGGCCTTAAGCACAACGTCACCCGTATCAGATCAATGGAGGGTCTAAACATTGTGTGGGTTGAGGAGGCTGAAAAGGTGTCGTCACGTAGTTGGGAGGTGCTTATCCCAACGATGCGGATGAAGGGCTCTGAGATTTGGGCATCGTTTAATCCCGACGACGAAAACGACCCCACGTATCAACGCTTAATCGTGAACCCACCCCCCAGGTCCCTAGTCATGAATGTGGGTTGGCGGGACAACCCGTGGCTACCTCAAGAGCTTATCGATGAGAAGGACTATCTGTATCGGGTCGACCCGGACGCCGCAGATCACGTGTGGGGAGGTGAGTTCCGATCACTGTCGGATGCCCAGGTGCTTAGTGGTAAATGGCGGGTCGAGGCATTTGAGCCTCAGAAGGATTGGAACGGTCCGTACTATGGAGCGGATTGGGGCTTTTCGGTTGACCCCACGGCGATAATTAAGAGCTGGATACACGGAAACACGCTCTACATCGAGCGGGAGGCGCACCGGGTTGGGGTAGAGATCGATGACCTACCGGCGTTCTTTGATGAAGTACCTGGAATCAAGACCCACGTGGTGCGGGCCGACAACGCGAGGCCCGAGCTAATCAGCCATATGAAGCGTAAGGGCTACAACGTGGTCGCCGCTGATAAGTGGCCCGGTTCGGTGGAGGACGGCATCACGTTTCTACGGTCGTTCGAGGCGATCGTCATCAATCCGCAATGTACCCACATCGCCCAGGAGGCGAAGCTCTGGCGCTACAAGGTAGACCGATTGACTGATGACGTGCTGCCAATACTCAAGGATGGAAACGAGCATGGTTGGGACAGCGTACGTTATTCGCTGCAGCCCTTAATTAAGAAGCAACCCTCATGGAGGCCAGTCTGATGTTCAAAGGTATCTTCACTAAGGCGTTGAATGCAATGCGCCATTCAGGACCAGCGTCGTTTCTGCTGGGCCTGTTGTCCCGCACCAAGTTCGATTATCAGAAGGAAATCGGTACGGGTATCGATGCCAGCGTGGTCATGGCCCCGATCCAGTGGGTTCAACGTGCCTTCCCCGAGGCGGAGTTACGGGTGGTGGTCGAAAAAGACGGTGCAGTGGAAGGAGTGGATGGCCACGAACTAACGGCTCTGATCAGAACCCCAAACAGCGCTTATTCCGGTACCCACCTATGGTCGGCGACCTTGTTCTCATACCTTACGGCGGGTAACGCCTATTGGCTTAAGGTTCGGTCGAACTCTGGTAAGGTGGTCGAGCTGTGGTACGTTCCACATTGGACGATACGACCTTTCTGGCCCGACGATGGTGGCGAGTTCATCAGCGGGTATAGATACACACCGGGCGGAGGTGGCGAGTTCAAAATTGATCCTGACGATGTGGTCCACTTTCGCCATGGTATCGACCCCCGGAATACGCGGCTGGGGTTGAGCCCGCTACATTCGGTAATCCGCGAAATCTTCACAGATGTTGAGGCGTCTAACTTCGTGGCAGCGTTGTTGCGCAATGGTGGTGTGCCGGGTGTGGTGATCAGTCCGGATGGCGATGCCGTGGTTGGGGGTGACGATGCCGAGGCGGTTAAGACATGGTTCAAGGAGGAGTTCGGCGGTGATCGCCGGGGAGCCCCGTTGGTTATGGGGGCCAAGACCAAGGTTCAGGAGTACGGGTTCAGCCCCGATAAGATGGACTTGTCCAGCGTTCGCAACGTGGCCGAGGAGCGGGTGTGCGCGTCTATCGGCATTCCTGCCGCCGTGGTGGGCTTCGGTGCGGGCCTCCAGCAGACCAAGGTCGGGGCCACCATGACGGAGCTTCGAAAGCTGGCTTGGATCAATGGCATCATCCCGCTTCACAAGTCGTTCTCTGAGGAGATCGCCCGGTCGCTGTTACCCGCGTTTGGTGGTCGTGCCGGGTTGTCGGTCGAGTTCGATTTGACAGGGGTAACGGCCCTTGAGGAGGATATGAACGAGCGAGCGGAGCGCTTCAACATCGGTGTTAAGGGTGGATGGATGCTGGTTGCTGACGCCCGACGAGGAATGGGGTTGGATGTGGTATCCGCTGATGAGGTGTACCTGCGCAGTGTAGCCTTGGTTGAGGTTCCGGTGGGCGAGACGATCATGGTACTGCCTAATCCAATCGACCCTGATAACCCGAAGGTCGTACCGTTCCTTAGGCTAACCGGGCGTAAGGACGATCACACGGAAGCCGAGAGGCGAGCCGCAACCAACCCGTCGCAAAAGCCCACGGCAGGGGAGGCGGCGTACGTATCGATCTTGGCTCGTCAAGCTGGCCCGCTGGTGGATGCTTTCGAAAAGCGGCTTAAGTCGTTCTTCGATGATCTTGGGGAACAGGTAGCAGACGTCGCTAGTCCCATCTTGCATAGGGCGTTTGGTAAGGTGGCTAGCGAAGATGTGTTGCTCGTTGACGCGATTATGAGTAAGGCGAATATGGCCGCGTCAGAAGCCGTGTTCAAACGGAACTATGAGGCGCACTACCTCACTGTGGCCGAAGTTGGTGGGGAAGCTGCCGACGCGTTGGGCCTCGCTACTGATCTCCCAGATGTAGTGGCTCGCGCCGTATTGGAGACTGGCGGCAAACGGGTTGGGCTGATCGACCTCACTGGCAAGGTGAAGAAATCGCTTGATGTGGCGCTGACCGAGGGGCGAGCCGCTGGTGAAGGTGCGGACGCTCTTGTCAGGCGTATCCGCGAGGGCGTCCCGGCAGGACCGTGGAAGAACAGTACCACACGATCGCGGGTGATCGCTCGAACCGAAACGGCCTTCGCCCAGAACACTTCGACTATCGAGAGGAGTAAGGCAGCGGGCATTGAAAAGGCTTTGGTGTTCGACAATCTCCTCGGATTTGATGACGACGTGTGCACCGAGTTGGACGGCGTTGTCGTAACCTTAGCGGAAGCCAGGGAGCTTGCGGCTGATGAGCATCCCAATGGCACGCGCTCGTTTTCACCCATCGTCGAGCAGACGGTATAGAGGAGAACAGCTATGAAGACCAAGGCAATCCAAATCAAGGCGATCGACGGCGCGGGTGCCGGTATTGCGCGTATCGCTACCCTGAATGTGATCGATAGCGACGGCGATTTAACCAAGCCGGGAGCGTTTGGTGAACAGACCGTAAAAGTCCTCCCCACTCATAATTGGGGGTCCATCCCGCTGGGCAAGGCGCGGGTGTTTGAGAAGGGCGACGAAGCGTTGGCCGAGTTCCAACTCAACCTCGATATTGAACCGGGCCGCGAGTGGCATTCGGCCCTTAAGTTCGATCTCGACAACGGCCAGCCTATTCAGAAGTGGTCCTACGGGTACGACGTCTTGAAATCGAGTGAAGATACGATCGATGATCAGTCGGTTCGCATTTTGGAAAGCCTTAAAGTTCACGAGGTATCTCCCGTGGTGTCGGGTGCAGGGATCGACACCAGAACGCTTTCGATCAAGGGTATCAAGGTGGCGCTTGTCCCGACCCATGACACGCCTGTTTCAGACGCCGTGTGGGACGACAGCGCCGAACGTCGTCGAGGGGCTAAGATCGGGTTCGCTTGGGGTGATGCCTTCCTCCACCACTTCGAGGATGGCGCCGCGTCCATACGGGCCTGCGTTAAGGGCATCGCTCAGCTTGACGGTTTCTTTGCTCGTATGACGCTTAGTTCTGATGAGCGTGAGGGGGCACATTTCCACATGGCCACACACCTCAAGGACGCTGACTACGCTGTCCCGGAGCTGAACAAGGACACCGGCACCAAGCTGATCGACCAGATAACCCAGGTCATTTGGGAAGTTGAGGCCGTCACCGCGAGGCTGGCTGAGGTCAAGGCCGAGCGTATCGAGAAGGGGCGCTCTCTGGGTATTGCCTCAACTGTCGGGACGATGGAACTTGATGCGGTTCTAACGTCGATGGCTAAGGCCAGTCTGACCTTAGGTGCGGTCCTCGATAGCGGTGTCGACGATGCTGAGGCTCGCCGCCTGTTGGCCGATTTCACAAGGACCCGTATCGGGCGATCTTTCTGAACCCATGGTTGACAGCACCCTCGTCTTTGTGGTTTACGTACGGTGTACACCCCCGCTGGCGGTGGTGCTGTCATTACCAGTTCGGCTCATACGCCGATGAACGCACACCCACGGAGGTTATCCCAATGTTGAAGGAACTCAAGGAACTACGCGAGAAGCAATTGGCCAATGAGGCCAAGCTCGCGAAGGTGTTCGAGGAGGCCAAGACCGATGATGGTCAGCTCGACTTCACCCAGGTCACGTGTCTCGGCGATGAGGTAAAGGGTGATTCCTATGCCGTGGCCGAGAAGGTTCGTGGCATGAACGATGAACTCACCGAAAACGGTAAGAAGATCGATGATTTGGCGACCGCCGAGAAGGTCGCCGACGATCTGGCCGAGCGTACCAAAGGCGTCCGTCAGGTCCCGCATCCCAGCGAGGGCGCGCGGCGCAAGTCCCTGGGCGAGATGGTAACCGAACATAAGCTGTACGAGGATTGGGTCGCGGGCAACAAGTCCGGTGTCATGACCGAAATCGACTACGGTATTCGGGA